CTTTATGCGGGCTTATGCGCTGACCTCGTACATCGACGACACCAAGCGCACCATCACCGCACAGACCCCGCGCCTGCTGCGTACCTATGTGAAGCACGGTCCTGACCGTATGATTCTCGAACTGCAGACCCGCCCGCTGACGATTCCTGACAAGGTGGACAGCTGGCTCGTTGCGGAGGTCTGCTAAGACCATGCTGGACGTGGATGACAAGTACGGCACACCCGACACCCCATTGCAGCTGCCCACGTTCAAGGACTTTGTGGCGCAGGATGTGCAGACCGTTTTCTTTAACCTGGACGAGTTCGCCGAGAAACGCTACATCGACGGGAAAGAAATGGCCTGCATTACCCAGCACCCCGGCGTGACCGAACGTGCAGCACACTGGGAAGGCGGCGCAAAGCAGAGCTTCGACCAGGGAATGTACAAGGCTGACCTGCTCTTGTATGTCAAGAAGGAGGACTACGGTCCTATGCCGAAGAACGATAAGCTCATAACGCTGGATAAGAAGCGGGATTACAAGATCAAATCCTGCTCTCTGAAAGCCGGCGTATACCGCATGGAGCTTGAGCGCGTGAGAGGGTGAGATAAGTGGCCTACTTCAAAACCAGCTACGATGCTTCCAGCACCACGCTGTCTATCGACGATGAACAGGTTGCCCGTGCCCTCGGAGTGCTGGCGGACAAAACCCCGGCGGCACTGAAAGTGGCGATCAACACCACGGCGCGGCAGACCCGAAAGGTGATGCTGCAGGAAGTGAAGGAACGGTATGATCTCAATGCTGCCGGAAAGCGCATGATCGAAGACCTGCGCCAAAGGCAGAAAGCCACAAACCGCCGCCCGGCGGCAATCCTTGCCATTATGAAAAACGACCCCGGCGCATTCCGGGCAGACCTGGGCTATTTCCGAACCAGCCCCACAAAACCCTATATGGGTCCATCTGTCCGCAATGCGCCGCCATTTTTCCAGGCACACGTCCTGAAAGGCAGCCCGATGATTGACCTTGGCGGCACGAGCAGCAAGAGCAAGGGCTTCCTTGTGAAATTCCAGTCTGGGCATATCGGTATGGTTCAGCGGCAGCTTGGCGTACCGGCTGACAAAGACTATACCGCCAGCGGCAAGAAACGCTGGAAGCCCAATGAGAAACTTGTGACGATGCCCAGCCCTTCTGGCTCTGCCATGCACCATACTGTGTGGGAGATGCAGGAACAGACAGTGGAGCAGATGTTGCAGGACAACACCGAACGGCGCGTTCGGCAGTTGATTGCCAATGCGAAGCGAAAGGGCGTGATCTGATATGGCGGAGAAAATCGCTGGATATACCAGCGAGATGTGCCAGCAGGCCATGATCGACGAATTGACTGAACTTTTCCGGGGAATGACGTTTGGCGGGCAGGAAAGCCCCAAACCCCTGCAAATCTTCAAGCAGTTCCTGCCGATCCAGACGACCGACGATGATGAGGCGGATACAAACGATTCCCCTTACCCCTGCATCATCGTAATCGAGAGCAGCGGCGAACAGGACAACGAGCATGACCCGCAACTTGTCCTGTTGCAGCTTGTGATCTGCTGCTATGACCGCGGAATTGACCGACAAGGGTATGTAGACACCGTGAACGTGAAAGAAACTATTATGCAGCACTTCAAGCGGAAGCCGATTTTCGGCGGTGCTTTTGAAGTGTCGTACCCCAGAAAATGGGAGCTTTCGGACGATGACGCGGATTACTACTATTGGGGAATCGTGAACCTCATTTGCAAAACCCCGAATGGTTTGAAAAATGAAGAAGTGGAGGCTCTGATATGAGTGACGAAAAGAAAACCACTGCGGCGGCAAAGAAAGCCGCGGCGGTGCAGGAGGAAGCTGTGGTGTACTGTGGCCCGACCATCAAAGGTCTGGCTCCGCAGTACACCGTTTTTGTGGGCGGTGTGCCCGCGAAGCTGGCGGAGAAGATGGAGGCAATCCCTGTGCTGAAAGCCTTGACGGTTCCCCGTGAGAAGTTCGCAGAGATGCGGGTGAAGGTCGAGCAGGACGGCACCAGGGAGAACACCCTCTATCAGCGGGCGGATGCTCTGCTGAAAGATGCTGTCACGAACACTGCGGCAGCAGAGTAAGGAGGATGTGAACTATGGCTGTTTCTCATGGCTTTAATCTGACCGAAGCGACCACCAGCGTTTCCGCGCCGGTACAGGTCAGCTCTGGCTTACAGATCATCGTTGGCACTGCCCCTGTCAACCAGCTGGC